TTCAGCCATACGAGCTCTCATTGCTTTGAGTTCATCATCAAGTTTATTCATTTTTGTAGCTTGAGCTTTATTAAGTTGAGATTTATTAGGAACCATTTGAGCTAATTCGTCAACTTCAGTTGATTCTTTAGGATATGCATCTCTGTCATTCCAATCATGATCTTTAGGTAAATCAGCCTCGGTTCCAGGTCTCACCATCTTATTTTTAGCTGCAGCTTTACGTGCCGCTATTTGACTTGGAGTATTACGTAACGAAGCGACTCTTGCTTTTACTTCATCAGACATTGCTTCATTTTTCATACGTCTTAATTGTACAACATTAGTACCGTCATTTGTTTTATTTCTATCTTTTATCATTGCTGCGATAGCTGGATTGTGTTTTTTTCCAGATTCGTGATCATCAATTCTTCTCTGAGCATTTTTAAATTTGCCTTTGGGGCCAAGGGATAATTGTTTTTTAATGGCTGCGTGATCGCTATCATAATAGCTTATATACTTTCCACCGGGCTCTGCGCGATTTTCTCGATCTTCTCGATCTTCTCGATCTTGGTCAAGATCTTCATTAACTTCAACAGACGCCCCTAAGTGTTGAACTGACCCAGCGTGAGCTTTTTTACTTTTTTCTTCAAATTCTCTATTTGCCGCATCTCGCATAGGTCCAGGCGCTATACGGCTGACTTCAGCACCGGCATCTGCGGCAGCGGAATGCCGAGATGCCTGTTGAAGATGGTATTTTTTATTTTCTGGATCTCTAGACATCTGTCTTGTATGATGATTCATAGCAAGCTCATGATCTCTAACTCTATCAGACCGGTCACGATCTTCTTTTGGAGCCCAATTTGTGCCAATCGAACTAGGCAAAATAGATTCTTTGAAGCTCATTCCTCTGATTACATCATCAGGATTAACACCCAGCCCTCTTGCAACATTTTTGGCTCTAGATTTTAATGTTGGTTTCGGTTCTTTTGCCGCTCTTGCTTTATCTTTTTCAGCATGAGGGCCTTTTCCCATTCCTCTCATTACAAGATCGGGATCAACACCCATTCCTCTTGCCACATTTTTAGCTCTAGATTTTAATGTTTCTTCTTCAGCAATTTCAACAGATTCTTTATGTACAGAATAATGTGGTCCATCATCGTGTGGAAACGGCTGTTTGTCTAAATGCCGGCTAACCCGACGCCCAACAAAACGCCCAACTTGCTTTTTGCCTTGGGCTTTGCTAATTGTTTTTACTAAAAAATGTCCATCTGGTCCATCGCCGCCGACCATATATTTCATACCAGCTTCTTTGCTATCATGCACTTTCAGAATTTGATGATTAAGATCAACTGAATAGTAAACGGGGCGCTCAGCTTTATTTTCATTAAGTGTGCGCAATAGCTTTGTATATCTTTTTTCCATTTTCATCTTCCTGGTTTATCCCATCCTTTTAAAATATCTGGCGAAAAGTTGTTGTATGAAAATTCTAATCTGTCAACAATCTTTACCGCATCACCACCTAATTTGTCAATAGCAACATAACCTTCTTCGCCGGTAACTTTAAAACCATCTGGCGTTTTTACGAAAGTATCGATACTTTTGAGCTTATTAAGTATATTTATAAGTTTTAATTTTACAACAATTATTAACTTTTGAAGATCAAATATCTTTTTAAGATTCTCTTTATTTTTCGCTGAAAAGAATTTTAAAAATTCATCACGTTTTATCATTTGGGCATTTTTACCTTTTTCGGTTTTACGCTTATCAATTTCTTTTTGATAGCGAGCGTTTACCCATTTGATTAATGCATTTACATGTTTAGCTGTATCTTTTATTTGTTCACCTTTACGAACAAATGTATTATTAAATGTCTCAATTGTTTGAGCTAAATCTCTGTTATTTTCAAGAGTTTTTAATGTAGATGCACCAATTTGATTAAATAAAAATCCTATTTCAGATAGTTTTTTATTTACATCTTCTGTTTCTTTAGCTGACATAGTGACTTTTGTTAAATCTCTAAGCATAGCATCTTGTGACCAAACATCTGCAGTTTTTCTTAGTTTTGAAACATCAACTCCATATGATGCTTTCATTGTTTCAAAAGAATTACCAGTATATGTTGTATGCCATACAATACCCATTTTAGCTCTTTTTACTGCAGTTGCGGCAGCAGTTCCAGCTGGTATAGCATACGCAATAGTGTTTGGATGAAATACTACGTACTTTTGCCCGCCAATTGATTGAGTAGTAAGTTCTGATTTTGAATATAAAAAGTCTCCTTGAATCACACCTTTAATTCCAAGAGCTGGTAGATACTTTAAAGCTTCTTTTAATTTAGCATTTAAATCGCCTTTAGTATCATCATCAATATCAGCCTCAGTCTTATATACCATTGGGTTTTTATTAAAGATACCCTTTTTAGCTACGAAAAACTTTCCGTCATTTGGATCAATACCAGCAAAAACAGCAGGTGCGCCGTCCCATTTAACACTTACTCTACCTTCTTTTTTACCACCTAACATATCTCTTAGATCTCTTAAAGCGAATATTGCTTGCCGAGTACCATCCACTCCACCGTAAATAACACGATCTTCGATATGAGTCATATGAGTATTTTTTTGTTCAGTTATAAAATTAGTAAATCTAAGCATAATAGTTTCCTAAACATTTTTTGGAATGTATTCTTTAATTTTCTTTTCAATCGCCGAAATAATCTTGTTATGTGTTTGGCTTAAATAGCGATCTTTTCTTAATCTATTAATAGCTAATACAGTCTGAGCTGCATACTTCTTTTGAAAATCTGCTGGTCGTGTGTCTATATCCTGAACATTTGCTAGTCTATCAGCTAACTTAACAACTAATGCCCAACTCGACATCTTAGCCATTTTATTAGCTATATATTCACCCTTACCAATTGCATCAGATGCAGCTTTATCAGTAGTCAATTCTTGAACCATATCAGCAACAAGAGCCCCAAACTGTTTAACTAAGTCTTGATATGTAGTATCTGTATCTTCAAGCGTATCATGAAGATATGCTGCTTGAATCATAGCTGATAAGTTATTAGACTTTTTAAATTGCTTTACAAATCGTGCAACTTCTTTTGGATGTACAATATACTCTCCACCACTTTTTCTAAACTGGCCTTTATGAGCCTTTGTTGCAACACGAAGAGCTGTCAAAGCACTTTCATTGAGAGGCTCGTTCATATGAGATTTGAAATTAAGCATTGTATTTTCCTATTATTTCATAGATTCGAAAGGATTTTTCTTATTAGTTCCTGGCTTAACAGAATATTTACTATCAGCCATATTTTTAACTTTTACTTCAGGTTGTACTTCATAAAATTGAGATCGAGTGCCAACTCTCATTTTAAATTCACCTGTTCCTTTAAATACTGGAACGTCGTTTGGAACATTACATGGATTTTGTTTTTTATCAAAAATATAAAAATCATCGCCGGCTTGTAAATAATATGCAGATTCTGCTTTACCTTCTAAATAATGTTTTCTTACAATTTTACCTAAATCTACATTACTTTTATTCATTATATAACGATTACGTGTTTTAAAGAAATCTTTCATTACATCAAGTGGAACTGCTTTTGGATCCTTTAGTCCACCCTTTGTAGTCGGCACCTTGCAATCTTTGATTCCTGAAAATTTCTCTAGATCTGATATAAAAGATTTAGCCTCATCAGATTTATTTAAAAAATTAACAATATAAGTTTTTAAAGGTGAAAGTTTACCGCTTTTTTTATCTCTACCACCATCCCAACTTTTACCGTTATAGAAAACTCTCTCGTTGCCAAGATTATCTGTATGATTCATTTTTACTTCTAACCATACTCGTTTCTTTCCGCGGTATTGAGTATCAATAGCAATATCTGCATATTTAGCGCTGACTTTTGGTCTAGACGCTGGAACACCTAAACTAGTCATATAATCAGCAACATCTTTTTCGTATTGATCAGCAGCTTTACTTTCAGTAATATAACTCTTAAATGTTAGCATAAACTTTTCCTATAGCAGTTTAGTTTATACTATTTATACAAAAAAAATAAGGACAAACTTTCGCTGGCCCTTATTTTTATTAATTGGATATAATTGGATATTAATATGGATTTCTTTTATAGATGTATGCATCTGCATGAGCAGCATCTGGCAAGCGAACTGATTGACAACTGCCGTAACCTCCCTTAGACCAACCACATCCTTGACGATATTTCCATGCATTCGGATTATCTTTACCAAGTCGACCTTGAAGCTTGATATAATATTGATGATTAAGACCTTCTTGCTTAAGCATTTTATTCATATAAGTTACGAACTTACGAAGATCGGCAACAGGTGCTAAACCAGCAATATCATTATTAAATGTACCAATATATGAGTCAGTGCGTTTCATTTGTCATTCCTTATATCATTTATCATTGCTACGGCATCCCAGCCAGCATTGAAGGCCACCTTGTGGACCGTTTGCAAGTTAGGGTTGGCTCTTTCGTGGTGTACCGCAAGCCATTCTTCAAAGGTCTTATCTCGCAACTTCATGTTGAACACCTGACTAATCTCCCACCAACATTACATTGCGTTTCATTTGTCATTCCTTATATCATTTATCATTGCTACGACACTCCAGCCGACACCAATAATAATAAATCCTAAACCTACTACTGGAGCTCCAGTAGTAATTAAAACTAATCCAGCAATAGCAACGATTGCTGAATATATAAACATTACTGGCATTATTTAAATCCTTCAGTTTTAATCCACAGTACATTATCCATTGTGATTTTATTATTTT